CCTTGTGCTTCTTTCTTAACGTACGCCATCCCGTCTTGTCCTTGCGATATTCTGTCTCCGCATTTGGCCGCCTAATTTGCTGAGCACGTCCGTTGCGCTAGTGTTCTTATTGTGCATTGTATGAAGGGTTTTGTCTATGAGGGCTATCTTAATTGCATCGGCTGCCGTATCGCAAATATCGTCATGTCTGTGTGTGTCATTCGCCGTGATTTTACTCATGTGCTCCAAGCACATTTGAATATGCTTACCGTAAGCTGGAACCGACACAAGCTTCTCAGCAATGTATGGTTGAATCTCAAGGAATCGTTGCGCCTTACTGCCTGAAGCACGCGTTCGCTCAATATTTCGTATCTGAAGGCCGCGCATCTCAGACAGCACACTGGATAACGTCACACCCGTCGATTTCTTTTCAATCGCTGCAAACGTGGGTGGCGTTGCATAAAGCATGCAAGCCTGCCAGAACTCCAAGAAATTATCCTTGAGGTCTTTTGGCTCCACGCGTATCTCAATACAATCAATCCAATGAAGACCCGTAGTGCCAGTCTTACGCCCAAAACTTTCAATCTCATAAATCCCCCAGAAACTAAATACTGTAGCATCGTTCCAGGATTTACTTGTTTCAGCCGTATCAGCGGTGATGAAGGTGGTTATCATTTCCGGCTCTTCGGCTAGCGAGACAAACCATGCTGGTTTGAAGAGTGCGCCACCGGATGGCACCGGGGACTGTTGAAATTGTGAGCTGAAGGTGTATGGATCTGTTTCTTGGCGCTTCAACAGCATCTCTTTTGGGAATGCCTCCGGATAAAGAGCGTTATCCGCGTCATCCAACGCTTTTAAAATTACCTGACGCCACTCGTACCCATCTTTCCCGGCCATTAAATGCGCGGCAATATCATCCTCGTGAACGCGCTGGCCAATCGAGATGATTGGGACGTTAAACCCACGTGGCCTTTGCTGAATGGTCTCGCTGTAATTTCTTATTACGCCAGAGCGAACTACATCAGAGTGAGCCTCGTCTACTTTATGAAGATCGTCACAAACGACGCCACCTGAGAATCTATCAAGCCCCGGATATCCAGCATCGACGCCGACGATTGCCCCCGAGCTCCCGAATGCCGCCACCACCCCGCCAGCGGTAGTCATAAAGTTATCTTTAGCCTTTGAGTCTTTGCGTAACTCGACGCCAAACAAGTGGTTAAAGATAGGAGATCCAATAATTCGTTTAATGAACTCAGTGTGGCGAGCTGCCAGCGTTTGGGAATATGAGATGTAAATAAACCGGCAATCAGGGTAGTGAGCAAACGACCAAGCCACAAACATAGAAAGAATCGTGCTCTTGGCATGACCAGGAGGAACGGCAATAAGTAATCGATTGGTAGGGACCTCGCCTCGAAAAATACTGGTGAGCTCACGGCATATAATAATATGGTGCGACTCTCGGCCGACAGGCTGGGAAATAATAAAGTCCCTACCAGTCGCAGCCTTAAAAAAAAATCGAGTGAACTCTAACAAAGAACCACGTAACAAGGATGCCTGCTGCTCACGTTCCATGTTTAGCATGTTTGTCCTTAGTTATTTCAGGTGAGTCATCTGTAAAACTTTCCGCACTTCTTGCATTCAAAGAACGTAACATCTTCCTTGTACGCACTGACAATCTTGCGGGCACGAGACGGTTCATGCTGGCATTCTCCTGAGCTTGGCCCACAACAGGCGGGCGCGCCATGCATTTCTTCAGCCATCATGCGTGTCCAATGCCATAATTGAGATTCAATAAGGGCTTCACGGGTTGGGTATAACTGCTCCTCCGTCCACTCGGATACGCTAAACTCGTCATCGGTACACAGGTACATCTCGTCAGACGCTAAATCAATCTCCAACACGTGGCATTCTGTCACACCTTCCTCGTCGTTCAAGCGCCAAACGACATCATCTACGTTGTATTTTGGCTCGGGTTGTGACGCTTCGATGCAATTAATTAACCCATACAGCCAATCACAAAACAACTCGTTATAATCCACTGAGCAGCAGTGTTCTCTGTCTTCGAATATCGGGTTATACATACCCATTAGCTCGTTTACCGTTTTATTCTCGTAGTCAATCATCCTTTTCCTCCTGCAAACGCCCGTCCTCACTTACAATAATGAATCGCGCTAGCACGACACCACGGTAATTCTTGTAGAGTAATGATAGCAAACGGTTGATACAATTAACAGTAAAAAGCTTACGATTATGGTCTGTTACCCATATTTTTAGATGACAATCCATATTGCTTGAGCCGCGTCGATAGTACCATTTGTTTATGTGATGGAGTGCGTTAGCCAGTAAGCCGGAAGCGCCTATCCTAGCGATGAATTCATCTCGGTTGGCGTTGGCTCGGTTGTACAAGTCGATGGCGTTGAGCTGGGTTCTGGTGAGTGTATGTTGAGTTGTCATGCGTGATCCTTTGAATTAGCTCCCGAGGGCAGATTTGAACTGCCGACCCGATGATTAACAGTCATCCGCTCTACCAACTGAGCTACTCGGGATTGGGCATCAATACTCTCTTTTGTTTTTCTCATCTAGCTCGGCACGTAACACACGAATCTCCTCATCACGCTGATCGTTCTGGCTCTTCAGTTCATCAATCTGTTTCTGGTCGCCATAGATTTTTGGGAGCAGCTTAGATGCAAGCCATTGTCTTGTGCCCACTCTTGATTTTGCCCAGTTCAGAATCTCTGGCTCGCAGTTAGCTGGATCGTCAATAATACAAATTATCTGGTCAATCAATAATTGAGCCTGAGCCTTCTTTGCAGCATTGAAGTTCCTGCCAAAAACTGGGCTTGCTAATCTCCAACCGTACAACAAATGCTCAGAAGGAAACCACGGGTTATCTTCTATAATCTTTGCCATGGGACGAGGGTCAGTCGCGATTTTAATGCAAACTCGAATCGCTAACTCACTTGTGTAAGCAGTCGGCTGAGCAGTGCCAGACTCATAAGATAACTCCTCAATGCGAATATGGTCTTCTAAATCCCATTCATCCGTTATACAATCAACAGACATCGTTAACCCTTCTTTTTAGTTTTCACAGGCTCAGGCAGGAACCCCTTGCCACCACAGTTCGTGCACTTTTCCTTCATCGCACCCATGCCCATAATGACCTTGTCACCCTTGCATCTATCGCATTTAATCATCCCGACCCCTGAAGTTATCCACATTTTCCGTGGACAATCATGTGTGATTCCTAACTATAAGTCACTATAGCAGCATGCTGCCTGTAATTCCATCATAGCTCAATAATTTATCACAAACAGTTGACAAACTAGCAAGTGGTTGCTAGTATACACACAAGTTAACGCAGTAATAAAAAAGGAATAGAGATGAACATAGGCGAGATTACATTAGAGCAACTCATGGGTGAAGATTATTATGTTTTCATCAAAAACCATCCTAAGTTTGGTTACAACATGACTTTAGTATCAGACGAGGTTGATGATGATGTGGTTGGTGTTGGTATACACCCTGATGCGATGGAGTCTTTTGCGTCATTGTGTCGCGCATTTCTTCGCAAATATGAAGAATGTCAGGAAGAATTATGATGCACCCCAAGCAACCAAGGGATGGCCTGAGCCATCCTGTGCTCCTGGTGTGGTTGGGTTACGCGGTAGTAATTAGGGTGGCGGTTCTGTTTGTTGGCATGGATGTGCCTTAGCTTTTCTTAAATCTTCCGGATTCATTTCATATTCAAAAAATATATCTTCTAAACGCTGAATTTCGTGTATATTAATACCCTCCTCCACATCTAATCGGGATAAATAAACCATCACATCATCGCAAACTTTTCCAGATTTTTTCTGGTAAGTCTCAACCACAGCCAACCCAATAGCTTTATGAAACCAAAACTCCCCTTCAAATTCGCCCCGAATCCAAATATCTGAAACCGGCATGATGTTTTTTATTCTGTAATTATCAGGTGCCTCTTCACGTATCATTTTATTCAGTCTATCTATCGCGTCATCACTCATTCTTACTTCCTCTTTTGGTTAAAAAATATACTACTCGTGGCGCATGCATTCAAAAGGTGCAAATGATGCTGCACAAAACAAAAAAAGGGGGCCAGTACTTTTTTTTGCTGCCCCTTACTGCCTCCCATCAAACGCCGCGCCACTACTGGGTTTCCGTCCATTTGGGGGCAGAGGGGCAGTAGATTCCCATATAGATAGTGGACCTATCCATTTATTATGATTGCAAAACCTCTATCTGGTTGATGTATTTATAGGTCTCCTAAGTCTTTTATATAATCTACTGCCCCCCTGCCCCCTTATAGGGGAAAATCCAGTGGTGGCGTGGTCTTTGGGGTGGGGCGGTAGCTTTTTTTTGCTGCCCCTTACTTCCCCCTTTTTGCCACCTGCCGCCCCCCCCTTTTTAATCCAGGTCATACCTCGGAACGGCAGTATTGAGGTATGGTAATTTGTATTTATACAGACCTCTAACCTTTACTGGTTTCCCCTGGGTTAATTCCCTAAGTGCTCTATTGGCTTCTTTGATGATGG